TCACTACAGAACTGAGAGAGGTTTTGAAGGTTTTGGTGCGAACAGATACATGTTGATCAAGAAATCTTAATTATTAACCTTATAAACTTTATATAAAATGGAAAAGTATTTATATTTTAGAAAAGACAGTACATTGGCTAATGATGACGACTCAGTAAATGGGTCTAACTGTTGGCCTGCTAAAGACTTTAGAGGTTTGTGTGTAGGTAGTCATGATGCCAAAGGTGCTATGACTGGTTCTTCATCTACTGTAACATTATTTTTTACTCCTCAGGCTTCAACTGGAGCTGGTGGTGATGCTGATGATGCAGGTGGTGACAATGTTGATATGGTTTTATTAACAACTACAGACTTCGCAGCAAAGGATGTTGCGAAAAGCCTTGTTGACAAACTTAACGAGCCAGTATCTAAAGATAATGGTTTTGTTGTTGTCTTTGACGCTGTAACAAGTGAGACTGTCAATTCTAGTATTACTGCTATTAGCACTGTAAGAAAGGTGGCTAACGCTGACTAATCAGTCTAATTGACAACTGTCTTGAAATGATATACAGGCAGTATAAAGAACATATCTAAGGAAAGTGGGGTAGCCACGCATGTAAACGCCCTGTTACTCCCTTTCCAAAGGTATTTAATTTTAATTTTAATTTAATATTTAATAAAAATGGCAAAGAAAAAAACATTCCCAAAAAAGAAAACTGCAGTTAGTACAGGAGTATTAGAAGCAGAAAGACCTACAGAAGTCTCTGTAGCAGAACCAAAACAAAAAATAGAAACACCTATACAACATTCTTTTGGAAAAAAGAAAGATGGTCCAACTGTTTATGAATTATTATCATCTCATGTAGATCGAAAAACTAAGCAGAAAAAATATTCTCTTGTGTATATGATCAAAGCAGAGGACATTATATATGATCCAATTAAAGGTGTAAATAGAAAGATTAGATACATTCCTGGTGAACAATCTATATTTGAAGATGAACAAAAGAAAGATGCTAAAGTTAAAGCACCTATTACATTTAATGAAGGATTTTTGATTGTTGGTAAACAAAACCCAACTCTTAAAAAGTTTATGGATCACCATAATCAAAATGCTAATAATCCAAATAGAATGACTAATGTAGCTGCTATATTCCAAGAAAAAGATCCATCTAAACAAGCTAAGATAGATATTAAAAAGAGTGCTGCAGAAGTTGATGCTATGTCTTTAGCTCTTAAAATGCCAATAGAAAAGCTAATTGGATATGCTAAAGTGTTAGGTGTAAATGTGGATAAGTCTACAGACGAGATTAGATATGACATGAAAATCAAAGCTCAGAAGAACCCTATGGCTTTTATTAAAGGATTGGATAATCCAATAACATCTATAAAAGAAACTTTAATTGCTGCTAAGGAATATAGGATCATAGATCTACAAGCTAATAGAGTTTGTTGGGTTATGGGGACAGAGAGACCATTAATAACTCATGTTCCTATTGGTCAGACACCTATAGATTATTTTGCAGATTTCTGTAAAGTGGGAGAGGGAGAGAAAGTTTTAGAAGAAATTAAAAGACAAATCTCTAAACACAACTAATTACAGTTTTACTCATATCTGTTATTTTAAGGGGGTTACTTTGTAGCCCTCTTTTTTTTTGCTATATTTGTATCTATGACAATAGATGAGGTATATAGATTTGTAAAATTCATGGCTAATAAAGAAAACAGAGGCTGGATAAAACCAACTGAATTTAATTTATTAGCAGAAAGAGCACAACTTGATGTTCTTAAAGATAGAGTAGGAACAGTTTCTCCTGACGCTGTTAGCAATGGGTATAGAGAAAACTCCAAGCTCTATGATGAACTTAGAACTGTTATTACTTACGACACAAACTTAACACCTAATGCTGCTGGTGATTTTGCATTTCCAGCAGACTATTTGTATTTTTTAAATGTTAGATTTAATGATAGAGAAGTTGAGATAGTGGATCATGGGGAGCTGACAAAAAGAAGAAACAGTTTTTTAAACCCACCATCAGAAGAATTTCCTATTGGTGTTATTACATCTGCAGGAATAAGAATATTTAATAATGCAAACACTGGCAATGTATCTGCTGGAGCATTAAGACTAACATATGTGTCTGAACCTGCTACACCTGTTTGGGCTTTTTCTACAGTTAACAATATAGAGATATACAATGTTACTGGATCAACACAATTAGAATTACCTGAAAGCACACATAAAGAAATTGCACATAGAATATTAGCATATGTAGGGGTTGAGTTAAGAGAGGCTTCTGTGGTAGAATATGGAACCTCAACAGTATTAGAACAAAATAAATAATGGCAACAAAAGGACAAATAACAGAACAGGTACTAAGAATAGTAAATGGAGGCAATATATCTGACGATTCTAAGGTTACTATGCAGGAGGTTGGTGCACTATTAGAGCAAGAAAGAGATGCTCTTATCAAAAAAAGTATTCTTGAAAACTCTACAATAGGTGAGCATGAGATCCCAAATGAATTTATAAGTGTTCATAGATGTCAGATATACGTTGACCATTTATATGGTGGTGGTGGTAGACCTTATGTTTATTTACCACACGAACCTGTTAATCTACCAAATGATGGTGGCATATATAGAGTTTGCAAAATAACTGATGTTTATGAAGGCTCTAGTACAACATCTGGATTTGACGTTAGAAGGGATAAGCTTGATGTTTTAATTTCAAATGACGCAGCTCCACATGACTTAACTGCTAACAGTGAGGTGTCTGTTATGTTTCAAAATAAAAAAGCAGGGGGTCATGATAATATAGGAAACAAATTTGTGTTTTCATTGTTGTTTGGACAAACTGAAGCCAACGCTAAACAATACGATTTTCAATTTACTTATAAAAACCAATCAGGAAGAGGATCTAGTGAGACAACTATACACAATCTAAATCTAAATGCTTTACTATCAAGCCTTAATAAAAATAAAGATTTTCAGCAGTTTTTAGATACAAACAGATTGAGAATGACTTGGGCACAAGATGAAGTAGCAACAGAAAATTTCCCAACAATAACATTAACTTTCCACAGTACGTATACTGATTTTTATATGGGACCCAACAATAGCACAGTTCCAAGTGAGTGGGCTATAAAATCTATTTTAACAAATACTGAAGTTGTTGACTTTTTAGATTCTGGTGCAGGTGATGGTAGCCAAGGAGTTGGTGTAAGAGTAGTGTCCACAATTACTGAAGAATCTAATACAGCAGGAATATACCCTGCAAGAGGTTTTGGTATTACAATAGAATATTCTAAAAATAGCAGGCTAAAAGAACTTGGAGATGATATTCATGGAGTTAAATCTAAAGGGTCTACTGTTTTACACACCTATATTGAACTTACTCACGAAGATATGGTTACAGTAGACTTTGGTGATGTTGGTTATGGTGTAGCCACAGTATCTAATTTGGCTAAAATGTGGGTAAATAAATATGCTGGTATATTAAAAATATATGGCATAAGGGCATATATAAACCCAGCAAGAACTCAGGGTGATGAAATATCAATAGAAGAGGAAACTCCATTAGGTGGATTTGATGATGTTAGGTTTCAGCCACAAGGTACAATATCTGGTGGAGTAAGTGCTGACACTTTTGGTGGTCAGCATATGCACAAATCATCAGAGAGATTAAACTATAGAGAGCTGTATTGTTACTCTAGGATGCCTAATCCTGGCATGTATTCCAGAATGTATGATGATGCGATACTTCTTAGTGGTAGAAAGTTTTGGTACAGACAAGATAGTTTAACAGGTCCAGATAGATTTCATCAGAGTGACAATCCTGGTCCATTTCCAGATGTAGGAGACCATGGGAGAGTAAAACTATACCTATATAATGAAAACCCTAGAGATGTTGTTGCAAATAACACAATGGAATATGGTGACCCAAACAGGTATCCAATGCACATAAATGTTTGGATGATTTCTAAATCAGGAACATATGAATGGGGAGAGGAGTTTCCTTTACCTGCAGACCAAGTGGCAGAGGTAATTAAATCTCTTGTAGCAACATTCTCAATGATGAGACAGGCAAAAGAAGATAGTATAAATGATAATGTAGATATTGCATAATGTATATTAAATTAGAAGAAATAGTAAATGATTTACTTATCGAAGAGGGTAAGACAAGCGAAAACGATTTCCTTAGATACTTTAAACTGGGATTAAATGGTTTGAAAGAGCTCCACTTTGATGTGGGGGGAAATATAAAAACAGTTGAGTTAACTGTAGATTCTAATACTTTAACAGTTAATTTGCCTAGTGACTATGTTAGGTACACAAAAATAGGATTACTTGGGAATGATGGTGACGTTCACTCACTAGGTCTTAGAAGTGATAAATCTTTAGTTAATGTAACTCCTACATCTACATCTGTAAGCGATGATGAATTACATCCAACATATTTTGAATACGTTCAAGAATTTGGCTTAGGTGGTGGAAATAACACAAATGGTTACTATAAGGTTGATTTAGAAAACTCAACAATACAGTTTACATCAGATCTATCAGGTGAAAGTATAATATTAGAATACATATCTAATTCTGCTATACATACTAGTGAAGACGCAGTTGTTGTTCATGAGTTTGCTTCAGACGCTATGAGAGCATATATATATTGGAAGTCTATACAGAGAAAAAGAAATATTAATCCTGCTGATAAACAAGATGCTAGATCAGAATATTACAACAACAAGAGACTTGCTAGAGCTAGGCTTTTGAGTTTTAATAAGCAAGAAGCTTTACAAACTATAAGAAAATCGTTCAAGCAGTCTCCTAAATTATAAAACTAAATGCAAGATAAAAGGAATTTTCAAGGAGGTTTAAATAGAGATGATGACCCAAGGATCCTTCCTAATGGGGACTACTACTATTCTCAAAATATAAGAATCCTTTCTTCAGAGGATAACAGCACTATGCTTGCTGAAAACATAAGAGGAACAGAAGAGGTTCCTTTTACAGAAACTGTAGAATTTAGATCAGGTACTTTAGGGGAGCCTAATGACTTTAAGGTTATAGGATCTTATGAAGACAAACCAAAGGATTGCATATATTACTTTGTGTGGAGTCAGAGATATTACCACATGATACTAGAATATAATGCTAATACAGATGCTATATCTACAGTTTTTAGAGATACTGGTCATTCTTTTAATAATGTTCTTCTATTTGAGAGGACAACACTTATTACAGGTATTAATAAAATAGGGGATCTATTATATTGGACATCAGATAATGAATTTCTATCTGACTCAGGCGAAACAGTTCATAATGAGCCTAAATATATAAATGTAGAAAAAGCTAAAGCTGGGTGGACTGTTTATTATGATGGTGGTGCCTACACAACAAACCCAACATCTACAGGAGAGGGGTCATCATTTACTTACGATATAAATACCATGTATCCCTTTGAATTTTATACAAGCAGTAATGATGCTAATAATGACGATGTTGCAGCGTGGAGAAAAAGAAGATATATTGATGTTTGTAAAACAAGACCACATGCTCCTATATATTTTTATCAAACTCCTGTTAAAAACGTATCTGCCAGTCAGGTTAATTTAGCTTCAGTAGGTGCAACTTCACCACCTGATGTAAATGGAGAAACTACTGCTCTTTCTGGCACATTAGAATCAGGTGAAATAATGTATACAGACATAGGATTAGATTCTTTAAACTCTATTGACTCCTTAGACTTTGCTTACAAAAAAAATAATCTCTATGGGTTTGTGTGGCAATTTGCTTACAGATATGTATATAAAGATAATGAGGTGGGTTCTTATACTGAATGGAGTTATGTTATGCCAGCTCCACAATATGGAACAAATAAAGTTGATGAAGAGAAACAAAACCTATATAATGAAATAAGAGTTTGGTATCATAATGGACCAGCAGACGTAAAAAAAATAGAGATAGTAGCCAGAAAATGTTCTTATATAGAGACGTCTCCTGATGAGGGCAATAAAGGTGAGTATTATCTTATAGCAACTATTGATAATTATTATTATGACTCTAGTTATGATCCAGATGTAGCAAATGAAACAGCACTTGAGGTTCCACAATATGGATGGTCTGCTGTAAGCATTTTAAATCGTCCATATATAGAGGAGATGGCTAGTGATGGAACATCAGTTAATCGAAATAGAAGACCTTCTGGTTTTATAAACTTTAGAAATGATGGCGTCTATAGTCAGGTAGATCCTGTGGCTTTCGACAAGCTATATGACCAGGTTCCTAAAAGAGCTAAGTCTCAGGAGATAATTGGAGAGAACAGATTAGCTTATGGAAATTATATAGATGGATTTGATCAGGTTAAACCACATTTTCATCTATCCCCACAATATGGTGCAGATTCAGATCCTGAATTGACACAGGCAATAGATCCTGGTGAGTGGTACAGAATGGGGGGTGGTGGATTTCCTTCAAACTTTATAGAGGAATACGATCTTAATGAATCTAATTTTGGCGAAGAGCCTGAGAAAATTGTAGGTGAAGCTTATTGGAACTCTGGGTATTCTGTGATTGATTATCCATATCAAAACTCTGCTGGATTTCCTATTAATTATACTATGGGTGCGAGTAATGGTGCAGACCTAAATTCATATTGGGGTGTTCGTAAAGCCATGTGTGTGGATGCTGAACTTTATAGATTTGTGTATAAATTTACTTTTCCAACGCAAAGTCAAATTGGTCAAAAATTTAGAATTAGAATAGCTCAGCAATATAAGCACACAAATAGATGGGGAGATGATGGTTACGATGTTGAGTTTCCCAGAAAAGGATGGAGTAACTGGGATCCATATGATTACGATGCGTTTGGTGTTCAATTATATTTAGAAAAAACAAATTTTGGTGGTGGAGTAAGTGGGGTTATAGATTCTATGATTAGCGATATTAATAAGATGTGCACCTATGGTCAGACTCTAGAAGATACACAGGGAACGCCAGAGACCAACCCAAATTATGGTGGAGAAATAACTCACCATTATAGAACATCAACTGGAGAGACAACAAGTATATGGAATGATGGATTTTCTAGTGATGTAGATGAAAGTGATGCTATTCACTCTTTCCATGATGGAAATCCTATTCCCAATGATCAATCATATCCACAAGCTGCTGCTGAAATGAGATTAACATCTTGTTTTAAGGAGGGTGACAACAATAATGTTCTAGTTGTTATATTCACTCCACATGGGCAACTAACCAATGGTGGTAATGAGGATCCTAGTGGTAGACCTGATGGAGATTGCACAAGTCATTACCCAGTTCATAACTATAACTTAAAAGATGGAACAGAAACAACCAATGTCCATACTTGGAGAAAATCCAGTGGAGGTAGCCATCGTGACTCAACAGAGTGTGGAGGCTGTGGTAGTTATAATGATCCAGGTGATAATGAGTGTGGCTGTACAGATGATAATGTGCGATGTGGGTATCACTGGGGGGATCAAAAAAGTGCTGATGGATCAGGTATGGGGTATTGGTGTGATGCTAGGCTTACATTTAATCCTGATTTAGAAGTTCCTGAAACCTCTTGGTCAGAAACAGCAGGGACAAACCAAACACCATCGCTTAGTATAAAACAAGCTGCTGAGGCTGCTGCTTTTAAATCAGGTGCTTGGCACAGATTTGGCTTAGTTTATTTTGATTCAAAAGGGAGGAGCTCTACAACAATGTTAAACACAGAAGATCATAGTGATGCTTTATATGATAGAAACTCATCTGTATATGTTGCGTTTCCTTCAGAAAAAAAGTATAAGCAACAACTTGCTGATGCTACATTTACTTCAGCTATAGCAACCAACAACCCTGATGGTATAACAAATACACTATTAACTGACACCCAAAAGTTAGATCCTGCAACAATAGCGTGGAAAATATTTCACAAACCACCAAGATGGGCTAGGTATTATCATTGGGTGTATGCAAGAAACTCTTCTGTTGGTAAGTTTATGCAATTTACCATTGACGCTGCATATGTTAACAAAGGAGCAAAAGTTGGTACAGGCTCTGGAGATGGTCAGGCAGATACAAAAATATACATATCTTTAAATTCTATGGATGGTAGGATTTGGAGCTATAGTGAAAAAAACAGAGCATTGATAGGAGACTGGAGTTTTGCTGAGGGAGACAGAATAAGACTTATTACAACAAATCAGTTTACCACTCAACCAAAATATTATGATTTTAAAATAAGTGAAGTTGGTCATTACCCTGGTAGATTTGATTTCGATACAAGTCCTGATGGGGCTGATGGGGCTGATGTTGATGGAATATCATCTAGAACAAAACTATCGAGTGATTCTCCTGTTGGTGGAGAAGAGAATGAGCCAGCATCTGCTGTTCTTGGTAAGTTTATTATAATAGATGATCCAAAGATTTCAGGATATAGCGTAGATGATGAACAAGAATCAAAAATTCCTGGATGGGCTGGAGTTAGAGTTGAGTTGTACAGACCTAAAAAGAATACAAATGATGGAGAGAGTTTGTATTATGAGTTTTCTGAAAGACAAGATATTTATGACGCTGGAACTGACAACAGGCGTCACGCTGGTGGCGTTGAAGGTAGTGATCAAGGATCTCTGTATGATGCGAATGATAAGACATTACTTGAGCCTGCTACTGGTGTTTTTAAAAGGGGTGATATTTGGTATAAACCAAGAGAAACATCTACTGTAGATGATGGTGGTAACTCAAATACTCTGGGAGTGTTTTTTGTTGAAAGTTATTTCCTTAATGATTTTATGCAGACAAATCATAATAATATAGGTAGACCACATATTAGTAGCCCATATGCTCAAGAGCAAAGAAGAAAAGCTACAGTAACATATTCTGATGTATACCAACCTGATACTCAATATAATGGATTTCACTCCTTTAACTTTAGTCAAAGACCATATATGGACTATGATCTAACTTTAGGGTCAATACAAAAACTTGTATCTAGGGAAACAAACCTTGTTATGATGCAGGAAGAAAAGTGTTCCACATTAATGATTGGGAAAAATATTATAAACTCTGCTACAGGAGACGCAGGTATAACTCTTTCAACAGATGTTTTACCAGAGAACGCTGTGCCAATAGCAGGAGATTATGGTGTATGCTTTAATCCAGAGTCTGTAGCAGTACATGAGAGAACAATCTATTTTATAGATATTAGAAGAGGGGTTGCTTGTAGAATAGGTGGTGATGGAATAACAGTTATATCTAATTATAAGATGATCGACTTCTTTAGAGATAAAATGGATCTATACACTACTATATTAGAAACTCAATATGAAAGTATACTGGGTGGTGGTTTATATATATTAGGTGGATATGATAGAAGGCATGGGGAATATGTTGTAACATTTCCAAATGTTTACTCTTTGGTTGTGGGAACAGCAGACGAATCATTGGCATTTTTTGAAACTGCAAACTTGAATTTTGAAACTGACAGTAGGAGGGAGGATGGTTCCACAAATTGGTTAATGAACAACGAAATAGTAAGAGATAATACAAGAAATTCAGTTTATGATGAAGATGTTTCAATTCAAACAAGAGATGGTGGAAGAAGTGTTTCTATAGCTAATAAGGCTGAAACGATTGCATTTAATGAAAAAGCAAATAGATGGTCGAGTTTCTACACCTATTATCCAGATTATTTCGCAACTCTAAATAGAATGTTCTTATCTTTCAAACATGGTGTTTTATATATCCATGACAGGGACTCAGAAAATCACTGTATTTTTTATGACAACCCTTACCCTGATGAATGTATTTTACAGTTTCCTTTTAACCAAGATGTTTCCTCTGTAAAGACATGGAACGCAATATCTATTGAGGGGGCAGATAAGCAAGAAGTTATACCAATTATAAGCACTGCGACAAATGGGGCTGACTCTTTTGTTGTTGCTACGTCAGGCAGTGCAAATATAGAGGGGACAAACGTAAACTTTCAATCAAACGATATAGCTGTTGGAGACTCTCTTTGGTATAATGACAATGGAACATTGAGAACTTTAGGTGTTGTTACTGCTATAACTGATGCAGACACTATTGTAACAAGCGTTGGTGAGGTTAACGCTTTTATTGCAGCTAGTAGCACATCAACTGGAGCTTCTTTATTTAATGTATTTGTAATAACTGCTGATACAACAATGTATAGAACAAAATTTGAAACGAATATCAATGACACTCAAATAGTTCATAGAACATCATACAACAATAACGCAGCAGCAAATATATCTGGACCCTGGGTTACCAGAGAGGAGGTGGCTAGTGCACACATACCATTTGGATCTCAGTCTACATCTGCTGGAGGTGAGTATTTTGGGTTAGGATCTTGTTCTACAAATAGTTCAAATACATTACTTTATGGAAATACTGTTTTTGGTGGAAGTGGAACATCAACCAATACAGAGTTTACAAGCCCTACTTTTGCTGCAGGAGATGTTGTGTATTATGATAATAATGGAACTGAAACAGTTATAGGAACCATAGATTCTATAACAAGTGATGTTATTTTAGTTTTAAGTGGAAATGCCTCAACATCTCTTAATAATACATTTATGTACGTTAGAAAAAACTCTACAATAGAGGGGGACAGATTAAAGGGACATTATATGATGACAAAATTAACTAAAAGAACAAAAGATAAAGTTCACTTATATGCAGCAAATGCAAACACAAACACAAGCGAGCTTACTAATAAATAAATAATAATTACTATATTTGTAAAACTATGGCAAAATTTAAAAAACATATGATGTATAGCAAATCTGGTGAAAGCAAGATGGCTAAAACATATGGAGAACATTTAGCTTTAAAAAAGAAAGGTTGGGGGCACTCTAAACCTAAAAAGAAAAAAGGAAAAGGATTATTCCCACCAAAGTATTTTATTGGTGCACTAATTAGTGGTGTAAAAGGAGCTAAGGATGCTAAAAAACAAGAAGCTCAAGCAGAGGCAGAAAGACAGGCTATGTTAGCCAAAGAAGAGCAAGTTAGAGCTAGTAGACAAAAACTAACCATGTCTCCTGAGATTGAGAAGATGAAGGAGGGTCTTGGTGGTACAGAAATAAACAGAAGACAGGAAGCTGCAGAAAGATCCAGAGCAGGTGCTATGGCTGCTGCAACAAGAGGTGGAACAAGAGTGGATCCATTTGCTGCTGCTAAGGCAGGTGCAGCACAAGAGTCTGCATTGGCGTCAGAACAATCTGCTGCTCAAAGAAAAGGTTTAGAGGCAGGTGTTGCTGAAAGAGGGAGACTTAGAGCAACCCAGGAATCTAGGGAGCAAGCAGATTTAGCAAGAGCAGCACAGATGTCAGATTATGCTAGAGAGGATGTTATGGCTGCCCAAGCAAATAAAGCTGCTTATCAACAACAGCAATATGGTGCTATTGACGCAGGTATAGGTACAGTTTTTGGGGGTTTTGCAAGAGAAGGGTCTTTAGTTAAATCTAAAAAGAAAGGATCTTTAAAAGATAGAATGAGGAGTAAAGCTGTTCCTGAAAAGAAAGATTTTATTGAAGGTGAAGAGCCAGAGGTAACACCAGGAAAGTTTTCCCACAAAGAAAACCCTATAGACCTTGTGCAGAAGAATGGAGAAGATGGAGCAGAAAAGATTGGTGAGATGACAGGTGGTGAAGCTATAGTGCCACCAAAGAATGTTAAACAAATTAGAAAAATGATCAACTCTGATGATGGTGATGCACTTGTTGATCTTATGGATAGACTGTTAACCAAGTGGGATAGAGAGGCAGAGCAAAATCAAGAATCTAAAGAGGTTTTTGATAAAACAAAAAAAGCAAGAGAAGGATCTATGGTTAGATCTAGGGCTGCTAGACACCAGGGTGTTAGAAAGCCAAGACTTCCAATAGGTAAAGACAAGTTTAAAAAAAGAAGAACTTCATTATTTGACTAAAATATAATTAAATGCCAGTACAAAATGTAGCAGATATAGTAGGTAGACGTAACCTAGTTGAGGAGGCTCAGGGTTGGGTTAATATTGGGATGAAAAAGAAGGAGCTTGAGATGCAAAGGCAGAAAGCTGAAAAAGAAAATAAGCCCAAACCTTATCAATTTGAATTTGCTGATTGGGGTTCTCAAAATCAGTATATGCAAGAGTGGATGGGAGACCTACAGGATAAATCAGTTGCTTTAACTATGGCTGATTCTCAACTTCTTAGGATAGCTTATTATGATGAAAACTGTGGTGCTGAATGTCAAATGGCACATAAAAGACTTAGAAATAGACACCACGCTGCAAAAACCATGCAAAATCTACAAACTCAGTTTAAAACTGATTATGAAAAATTAAAAGATTTAATAGAAAATCCTCAAACATCAGGGGATTATGACAACGCTGAAAACAGGGCGAAGCTCAGAAGAATGAGAGAAGAATGGGTTAATGGAATGAAGTTAGATATTGATTCTGATGGTAGGTTAATAGTTTTGCAAGGTGAAGATATTCAGATTGATAAGGTTGATGATAATGGGAACCCTTTGTATATGACTGCTGACAACAAAGAGACAAGCGACCCTGAATCAGCAGCGACAGATGAAAATGGTGAAAAAATAAGAGCAAAGACAGTAGATCCTGAAAATAAAAATTGGGTAGGTACAACAATAGATGATTACTACTCTACGCTTGACCTAGGAAGGGTAGACAGAAATGCTACTAAATGGGACCCATCTATATTTGAAAACCTTGTTGAGTATGAAAATTATGATCCAGAAGGGGGTCCTGATGGTCTTGGGTTTTATGATGTTGATCCTAACAGTCAGGTTTGGCAAGAAATGGAGATATTCTTATTTGGTAGAGATGGATTAACTCAAAGTGGTTATTCTATAATGAATAGCGAAACAAAACCTATTATACAGGCAATAAGGGATTCAAAAAATGATCAATCATATCAACCAACAAGAGATGAAATTATACAGTTTGCATTTAACGCTGGTGGAAGGTATAAGCATGGTGCTCACAAAGAAGATGTGTTAAAATCCCTAGAGAAAAAACAAACAGAAGAACCAGCAACCTTAGACGATATGCTTTCAACTTACCAAGGAAATATTGAGGGTATTAACTACTATGAGTTAAATGAAGATCCAAATGCTGATGAAGGGTCTGGCTCTTATATACTTTCTGATCAGGGTCAGAAGTTTAATTCAAAAGCTTCAGTGACAATAGAATCTAGTGGTGATGTAGAAGAAGCTGAAATATTGTTTGATACAGATGGGGGTATAACACTTCTCAATGGTAATAATCGAATACAGGGATTAGATGCAAATCAGAAGACAATTATAGGTGTTGGTCAAACTGTTAAATTTGATTATAGTAAACTTGAGGTTTTACCAAGATATAAGGATGGTCAATTTATCACTGAAGAACAATTAGAACAACTCATTAAGGAAAAAGATGACAAATGGTTAAAGGAAAATATAACTTGGGATATTGGTGTTAGAGGAAAAATAAGAAGTGATGATGAGAACACTAGAACAAGTTGGGCTAATAATGGTATAGGTAACACAGGTGGTGAAAGTGCTAGTGTTATAGTTCCACTTAGTTCTGTTAGAGAGGATGTGATGGATGCAGGACCTGAGAAATCTAAGAACCCAATGTATGTAGAACACTTTGAGGAGCTTAAAAATAGACTAAATGAAGAGGGTTTTAAGGGTACAGCTTCACCAAGCTCTAAAAAGATATTATCATGGGTAGAGTGGAAAGCACAGAACCCTAATGGTACAACAGACGAATATGTAGACTACACAAATAAGAATAAATAATGGATTTAGAAAAACTATATAGCTTAATGCCTGGTGGAATGTTCCTTAGCATGGAAGAGTTTCAAGACTTTATAGATGCAGGTGGGATGAAAAATGCTCTTTCTTTAATCCCAGAAGGGTCAATTTCTGATGAGCAGCGAAAACAATTAATAAGTTCTTTAGGTTTATCAACAGAGGAGTCTGACTTAAAAAAAAAAGACCAAAGCGAAATTTCTGGGGATTTGGGAGATGGTACATCAGATGTGGAAGATGGTGGTTTGGACTCTTCAGAGATTCAAGATGATCAGTTAGAAACAGAGGGAGAAGAGGTTGAAGAAACAGAGGGAGAAGAGGTTGAAGAAGAAGAATACATTCCACAGTCAGAGCTAACTGAAGAACAAATTTTAGATCAAAAAACAGGAGAATTACCTATCTATAGGGTTAATTCAAGAAACATATCACCAGATATTATGCTCCAGTTTTTAGATGATCCTGATTTCATAGATTCTGTAATAAGTGGTAAAAACAGAGTTTATATTAAAAACTCAGTGTCTATGTCAAAAATCCTAGATGAAAAAATAGATTCTAGGAAGTCTCAATTAGAAGAGGGAGATGATAGTAAGTTGTCTGCATTAAATAGTGAAGACAGTGATTTGGAAGATATTACAATATCTGCTAATAGAACTGAAACAGAAGAAAAAAGGAAAGAAAGAATATTGGGCTATGGCGTTGATGAAAACGCTGTGGATCCACGTGAAATCTACGACTACCTAATTGACAACTATAAATTATCAAACTCACAAGCTAAAGGTATTATAGCAAACATAATGTCAGAATCAAGGTTTGATTCTTCTGCGTTAGGAGATTATATGATTCCTGATGCAACTGGTAAAATGAAAAACCACGAAAGAATGGTTGTTCAAAATTCAGCAGGGGAATGGGTGTATAGTCGTTTTCATAAAACAAAAGCAGGAAAAAAGGTTGAAGGCAAATTAGTTAAAAAAATCAAACACACTTCAGGTGGTTTATTCCAGCATCATGATACCAGACTAGAATCATTGATTAATTCAGCAGGGAAAGATTGGGCAACAAATTGGAAGGCTCAAATTGATTTCGCCATGAATGAAAGCGAAATGTTAGACTATTTAGCTTCTACTAATGTTGTTGATGAGAATAGTGCTGTTGAGTATTTTATGAGAATATTTGAAAAGCCAAGTGGTTTATCAGCAGAAGATATAAAAGCCAGACAGCAGATTCTTTCTAAATTTAAAAAATTTGGCAGGCTTCCTAAGAAAGAAAAAAACAGAGAAAACGAATATAGCAATATAGCAAATATTGTAATACCAGCAGATATTGACACAAACATAGAGGAAAACTTCCAAGATCATGTTAATAGTAAATTGTCACAGGCTGCCTCTAAAAATGATGTTACTAAATTTCTAGATATAATATTTCAGGGAAGAACTCCAGATGCTGCTGAAATGGCTTATTGGCAAAAGTATATAAGGGATAACAACCTTGACTCTAGTTTAGATATACAACAAATATTACTTGATTACCAAAACAATAAGGAGCTACAACAATATAACTATATAAATGATCCAAATTACAATATCCCTGATTACGTTAATGACAACCCTATTTTAAAAAAGGCTTATAATATGAGGAAGGATTATCCATTCCTCCCTCAAGATATAAATAATAAGTTAAATGATATAGATAATGGGTATGAATCTACTAGATTTCTTTTAAGCACAGATCCAGATGGAGCATTTAAAGGAAAATGGGGTGAGATAATATTTAATGCTAAAAATAGCAATCATGGTATAAATGGTTATGAAATTGATTTAAAAGATTTGTATGAAAAAGGGTATAGCTCTTTATACACTGCTGATGAAATAAAGTTTATAGAAGAAATGTATTCTAACTGGAACCCATATAGAAATGGAATTGAGATACAAAACCAAAGACACCTACCTTGGGATGAAAAAAGCGAAGGCTTATTTGCTTCGACAGAAAGTATTCAGGATTATGAAAAAAGAAGAGGAAAAAAATGGAGCAAAATATCTGACGAAGACAAGATTAAGTTTTATGAGCTAATGAATAGACCAGAAAAAATGATCAATGATAGGCTTGATAATGGATGGTCTCATATTGGAGAGGGAAATTATCTTCACCTAGAATCAGGTGTTGTTTTAGCATCTGATGACGAGGGTGGAAATCCACTGCTGTCAGATAATGGAATGAAAGCAGACATAGTTGAAAAGCTGCATAAAAATCCTGAATTTTTTAAGGACGCATCTGATGAGGATTTGCTGAAATTTTATGAAGAGGTTTTTCCAGTAAATGCAGAATGGAGAAATCAAAAAATAGAAAAACTAAGAGAGAAGGCTGATAGGAAACCAGGTCTCCTGTCTTTTATGAATGTTATGCCAGGAGTTAGAGGGTTCCCATCTAAAGAGGAGGTGAAAGCAAGTAGGAGACAAAGACTAGAGGTGGAAGAGGGAGAGCTAAGAGATCAGGTCGCCTCTTTAATCATGGGTTCCCTAGATGATGTTTATAATGATGTGGATGCTTGGTCAAACAAAATAGGATACTATAAGGATAGTGACGATGCCTATGAGAAATTTTTTGCTGCAGCAGACTGGTTGGAGGAACAAAAGAAGCTAATGGATAAGTATCCTAAAAAACCAAATGGAGATCCAGATCTTGAAAACATGAGCAACAAACAAAGAAAAGAATATATAGATTTACATACTGCGTTTAACGCAGTTTACAATGGGTCTTATCAGGAGAGTAAGTCTCAGGCTGACAAGTTTTCTGAAAATCCAATTAATAAAATGTTCAAATCTATAAATGACACAAACAATAGGATTATTAAATACTACACTGATACAGACGATGAATATCAACTGAGAAACCTTTATTTAATTAATCAAAGAGCTAGACAAAAGAAGGTTGATCAACTACAGAATGAAGGGGGGTTGAAAAAACACCTATATAATTCTGGAAATGTAACAGAAAATACTGTATTGAAATTCACTAAAGGTCTGATGGGCTTACCCAGAAGGGTGAAGGGTTGGTTTTCAGATGAAGAAAATTATGATTGGACAGATGAATTGGCAGAGTTTTATCACTATAGGGTAGATTATGATGAAATGAAAACCCCAACTGAACTATCAACAGCTTGGGATTATTACGAAGCAGAGGTTGACGACTATAGAGTTCTAGTAGATAGAAGGGGTAAAGTTCTTCAGGTTATCACCAAAGACTGGATGCAGGTAGATCCAGAAACATCAAAAGAGATTATAGATAAGTATAAAAAAAATAAAGAAGACTATAATGTTGTAAAAAAGCAAAACAATAAAGCTTTCTGGCATCAAGCCCTACAGTCAGGAATAGATCTTACAGCAGATATATATATAACTAGAAGAATTGCACCACTTGGTACAACAGAAAGAGCTAGAAGATTTCTTGGAGTTGGTACCATGATGGGTACTTACAATTTAAAGCAGTATGAGGATTTTAGACAAAAGGGCTTAGAACAGGGAATGGACCAAGCACAGGCTGATGACTACGCAAATACAGTTGCTACACTTTGTAGTATTACACAGGCTATAAACCCAAACTTAAATGCCTTTAAAATACCAGCAGGTATGACAACTAAAACTGCTTTTAGAGCTGCTGTTCAAGATATTAGCATGGGAGGGATTGGTAGTTCAGTTATTAAAAAGGGTATACCAAGAGCTATATATGAGGCTGGGCTAGAGGGTCTTCAAGAGGTTGCAGAACTAGAAACAGAAAGGCTTTTAAATTCAACAACATACAGGGGCTATAATTTTGACCTAGAGAGAAATATGAGTGAGTATAAGCAGGCGTTTGTTACTGGTGCAATGCTTGGTGGTGGTGCAGATGTAACCACAAGTATTGGTCAATTTGGTGGAGCTGTGTTTACAAAAGCTGGAAGGAGTAGGTTGCAGTTAGAAGGTATGTTGCACGCTTATGAAAATCAACAAGAGTTTTACGAAGACCTTAAAAGTAGGATTGGGAAACCAACGTCAATAAATGGGAAGACAGTTACTCTAACTGATTCTCAAGTTGACGAGAAGATTCAACATTTTCAAAATTTATTTCAACAACTTGATAATGTCAAGTCTGAAGCTAAGAAAAATGGAGTGGAGATAACTGGAAACCATGACAAGGTTCTTTTGGATTTAATTGATAGAAGAAATAGGTTAATGAGCCTTCAAGGTGTGCAGGATATAGATGTGAGAAATACCATTGAATCTCAACTAGCTAATGTAAATAATAAAATAAATAGAATACTAAAAGGTGAAAAGTTAGCTGATGTAATAAAAGATGAGCCAGAATTTGATCTAGGTGTTGATGAGAAAAACCTATCTACTGCTGCTAAAGTTGCACTTAGAAAAATAAAGAATGAACAAGAGTGGAACAATATAGAGCATGCAGATGTTATAACTGGACTAGAATCTGTAATAGAAAAATTAGAAGCAAAAAAGAATAGAACAAAAGAAGAGGAGACCCTTTTAAATATTCACAAAGAGATATTAAGTGATGTTAAATCAATTAAACCTACTATAAATGAAACAAGAAACAAAGAAGACGATGCAATACTCGCAGCAGCAAAAAAACGAGATGGGAAGGCTTCCACTGTGGCTAAGGGCAAAGCTAAGACCACTAAAAAAGGAGACACAGTTAAAAGTGTTAAAGAGGCTGATGGAACAACCTCAACAGAAATAACCACAAAGGGTGGTAAAAAAATAAAGATAAAAGAAAATGGAACAGTGTCTGTTCAAGGTGGATCAGATCAATCTATAGCAGGTGTTATTACAAATCCAGATGGATCAACTGCATCTGTTGTCCTTACAGATCCTAGTAAGTTAAATTCTGTTAAAAAGAAATTAGCAAAATTAAAGAAGGATTTGGAGGCTGGAAAAATAACTCCTGCAGAATTTGAAATGGAAGTGGAAGCAATGAGTGACGCATCTTTATTAACTGACCCTGATTTAGTAACAGGAGCAGAATTATCTGATGTTACTAGCAATCTAATTAAGAGTGGTAAGATAAGTAATATTACTGGGTCTGATGTAGATGCTATAATAGATGAGGTCGTGGAAGAGGAACAGAAAACAAAATACGATGAGAAAGGTTGGCTAGAGTGGTTCAAGTCACTTTGGAGAACCAGAGGTTTGTTGCCTATGAAAATATTTTTAAGGCAAAGAAAAATGAAGAGTCGTATACAGATGTGGGAAAGTAAGTTGGGTGTGTTAAACTCAAGGCTATTAGAAGCTTTTGAATCTCATTCTAAGAAGTTTGGAAAAAAGGGGTTTACTGTAGACCAAATAAACGAGGCGTTTTTAGACCAGATGTTTGAAATAGATGTATTAACTGATGAGATAAATTCCCTTAAAAATGATTTAAAATCTAAAAGCTTACCAGCTAAAGCTAGGAGAGCATTGAACGCTGAACTAAAAGCTAAGCAAAATAAGATCAAGGAGATAGCTGAAGCAAATAAGAATAAAGTTACTATGATGGATATTCTAGCTAAAGATGAAGCATTATTTGATGTCCTGCTAGACTCTAGAGTGTTCCTAGATAATATGAGCATGGAAATGCTAGAGGCTGGTGTGGTTCCAGAGGCAATGATACCAACAGTCCAACAAAACCTTGGTTTGTATTTAACAAAACAATATAGAGCACATCACGATAGGGATTATCACAATCTAATTACAGAGTTAACTGACGCTGTGATGAGTGGTAAGCTAACAAAAGATCAGGAGGCTAAACACGTAAGAGAGCTTCAGATTTTAAATAAAGCTATTGCTTATATAAAAACAAATTTAGATAAGCAGTACGAAAAAGAAAGAGCTAGACATATAGAAACTCATCCACATTTAGTTGATTCTAATGGTGAACCTATATCAGGTAAAGCTTTAAATGGAACCAATATTGTGGCACCAACTAAAATAACTCAGGGTGTTATTAAAGCTAAGATACAAGAATACTTTGGTAAAAAAGGTGATAGTATGTTTGTTGCTGGAATTAGGGAAAATGTTTCAAGAGACAATATCTTTATAAAAAGAAAAGATCTGCCACAATATCTAGAAGATTTATTGTCAGAAATTGATAATCCAGTTTTTAACATGGTCAATACTGCTAGTAATTTAATAAACTCTCTAGAGATAAATAGCTATAGAGCTGATGTTGTTAATATGTTTGAAGGAGATCTACTACACACTAGACCTGTTGGCGATATGAATACTGAAATTATTGTAAATGGAAAAAAGTATTATACATATCCTGGTTTAGCAAAAGAAATAAATGGTCACCTAGGATCTATTGATGGTGGTCTACTTACCTTAATGAATACTCCATTTATTGGTCACGCACTAAAATCCTATCTTAAAACTCTAGTGTTTGTTAAGAAGGGTAAAACTGTTTGGTCTTTCCCAACTCACGTCAGAAACTTTACATCAAATATTGGTTTTGCTATAGCAAATGGTCATATAAACCCAAAAACATTCTGGAAGGGAACCAGTGTTGCTATACAGCAATTTGGAATGTCTTCTAACGCAGATAAACAAAAAGCTTGGCAAACTATGTTGGAGGCAGGTATATTAAGTAGTTCTGATCTCGCAGAAATAGATGCCATTATAGCATTAGCTGGAGATCCTGAATACTCATCTATGTTTCTAAACCCTGAGTCTTTAACAGACCAAGACTGGAAAAGGTTAAAGGAAAAACACCCAGTTATGGCTTGGCTTGGTCGTAAAGCTAGAGGGGTTGATAATGCCTACATGTTTGAGGATATTGTTTGGAAGGCTTCAGGGTTTTTACATGAGGTTTCTAGGTACCAAAATGCAGGCTACACGTATGACCAGGCTTTAGAAATAGCAGGTCAGATTGTTCAAAATGCCTACCCCACATATGACATGTTACCACCAATAGCAAAGGCGTTTAGAGCTGCTCCAGTTGTGGGTACGTTTGTTTCCTTCCCTGCTGAGGTTATCAGAACAACTGCTATGACTTGGAGGCAAATAGTTAGGGAGATAAAATCTGACAATAAAAAGGTTAGGGAAATAGGGTATAAGAGACTTGCTGGTAGTTTAACTCACGCTGTTGGGTTTCCATACCTTTTAAAGTTAGCATTAAGTGGTGTTAATCTTGCAGCAAGCATGTTTGGGAGTGATGATGAAGACGAAGAGAAAGAGAGCCTGATTAATCCTGACTCTTTATGGGATACCTACAACAATAAGGAGCAGGAAAATTTAATAAGATCATTAGGTCCAAAGTGGCATAAATATTCTCAAATAGTCACAATTAAAAACCCTGAACCTGGTGTTTATTATTACTGGAGTATGTTGGAAAACAATCCACATGGTTATATTGGTGAAATAATAAACGCAAGCGTTGGTGAAATAAATAGGGGTAAATTAAAAAGACTAGAGGAGGACTTTAAAGAGGTGAAAAAAGACTACGATAATGGGAAAATTACACTTGAAGAGTACAATGAAAAATATTCTGAATTTAGAAAAAAGGAAAAAGAACTATTTGGAAAATATACAAATGTAGCAGACCCAACAATTAGTATGATATTTGCAGAGAGTCCTGTGCTACACGCTGTGTTTGAACCATTTATTGGGGAAGATATTTTATTCGCAGCAGTTAGGGATATAAACGAAAATAAAGACGATCTTGGAAAACCAATATGGCAAGATGCTGACACCAGTGATGTTAGGTTTGCTAAAGCCCTTGGATATATGTTTAAAAAAGTAAGTCCAAGTGCTGTTCAGCAGATACTTAGACTATTGGCTTCTACCAACCCTAACCTTGCTGAAACCTTAGCAGAGATGGATCCAGGTGGATGGGGTGATGATGAGAAGTTTTTAGGAGTAAATCTAAAGAAAGATTATGACTTAGACTATGAAGCTTTAGCGTTCTTTGGTGGTGTTAGGATTTCTAGATTTGATATTAGAGATAGCTTTAAATATAATATGATGAGGGCTAATCAGGAACTTAAAGAAATTAACCCAAATCAGAGTTCACCATCTGATGTTTGGGATCGAACATATGAGATTTTAGAATATATAGAGCACAACTTTAATGCTGCGTGGAAACTTGGGTTGGAGCAGACAGTGGTCGAAAGTTCTAGAACAGGATTAAAAACAGGTCCATTTACAGATGCTGATGGTGAGCCAGTAAATAGCACTATTAATAGATTTGCTATATTAGAAGATATAAACTTTAGTGATTCAGCGATTAAAATATTGCAAAGAAACAGAACAGAGTTTCCTTATATAAACGAGTTTTTAATGAGAAGGTATTCAAATCAATATAAATTAGGTGTTATAGAAGAAAAGGAAAGAAAGCTAGAGGAAAAGAAAAAAGAAGAAGACATAACAAAAAAAGTAAAAAGATCTTTAACTAAGTAATTATGAAATTAGAAGTATTAAGAATATCAAGTGCAGAGGACTCAACGTCTGGTATATTATTTATAGTGGATGATACAGCAGATAGCCCACACAGTGAGGGGTTTAGGTGTAAAAGGAGTTTTGTGTGTTATACATTAGAGGATGAAAAAAGAGAAAAAAAAGTTTATGGGGAAACTAGAATCCCTGCTGGAACGTATGAAATTAAACTCAGAACAGAGGGTGGATACCATCAAAAGTATTCTAAGAGATTCCCTGGTATTCATAGGGGCATGCTTCATGTCACTGATGTTCCTGGTTTTGAGTATATTCTCATTCATTGTGGCAATACTGATGAACATACTGCAGGCTGTTTGCTCGTTGGCGACACCCAGGAAAACAACCAAATAAAGGGAGATGGGTTTATAGGTAGATCTACTCAAGCCTACAAAAGAATATACCCAAGAATAGCAGAAGAACTACTTAATAACAGAAAAGTGTTAATAACTTACAAAGATATTGCATAAGTTATAATATTTTTTATTATATTTGGTTGTGTGTTTTCATAATTTGATTTGGGGGGATGATTTGATTATTTGTTAAATCGCCCCCCATTCTTTTAAATACTATGAGGGATTATAAAAAAGAATATAGAAAGTTTGGATCTAAGCCAGAGGTTATGGCTAAGAAATATGAGAGAACTAAAGCTAGGCGAAAAGCAATTAAGTCAGGTTTGGTTTCCAGAAATGATGGTAGTGATTTAGATCATGTAAATGGAATATATAATAGTAAAGTAATGAAAACAACTCAAAAGAAAAACAGAGGAAAGTTGGGAGAGGGTGGTAGAAAAAAGGGAGTCCCTCATAATTATCCTAAAAATAGAAAGAGTAGGAAATATGTAAATGGTGGGAAAGTTGATGGGGAAAGAGACTTCTTAAAAATAAATAAAAATTTCACAGACACATCTTCACGTGTGGATACAAATACTGGTCCAGATATGGCTAGTAGAAAACAGTTGGGAGAAAAACGTAAAATCCTTAAACAGCAGGAGTTTGACAAAAAGATGGATCAACAGAAGAAAGCTCAAGGAACTATTGATATACCTCGAAGAGAAAAGCAAATGAAAGCAATGGCTAGAACAAACCCTGTGGGTAGTTTATATGTGGGTGCTGGTGCTATTGGTGATAAAATGAGAGGTGAAAAAAAAGATAAAACAATGAGAAGTGGTGGGGTAGCTAGAAAAAGAGGTCTTTGGGATAATATACACGCAAAAAGAAGAAGGATAGCTTCTGGCTCTGGAGAGAAAATGAGAAGACCTGGAAGCAAGGGTGCTCCCACTAGAAAAGCTCTAATAGAGAGTAAAGCAGAGGATGGTGCAGTAGTATATAACAAACCTAAAAGAACTCCAGGTCACCCAACTAAATCACATATGGTTGTTGTAAGAAAACCAGGTGGTGGAAAAAAAACAATTAGGTTTGGTCAACAGGGTAAGAGGGTTGGTTCAGAACAGGGAACAGCAGGTAAACCTAAAAAAGGGGAGTCTAGAAGAATGAAAATGAAGAGAAAATCATTCAAAGCCAGGCATGGTAAAAATATAGCAAAAGGAAAAATGTCTGCAGCATATTGGGCAGATAAAGTAAAGTGGTAAAACACAATGTCAATTAAAGAAAAAAAAACAAAACAGTTGGGGATGAATCCTGGAACTGCATCTAATAGATTAAAGAAATCTATCCTATTTAGCTTTGCTCAAAAGCTTGGGTATTGTTGGTGCTACCAATGTGCAACAGAAATATCAGATATAAATGAATTTACAGTAGAGCACAAAGAGCCATGGCTTGACTCAGATGATCCTGTTGATAAATTTTTTGATCTAGACAATATTGCGTTCTCACATTCATCATGTAATTACGCTGCTGCTAGGGTTAAAGAAGCTATGCCATGTCCATCAGTCACTGCATATAGAAAAGGTTGTAGATGTGATGGCTGTAAAAAAGCCAGAAATGATTATAGAACAAAAAGAAAAAAATTAAAAGGAAGAAACGATGAGTGAGCCAAATTTTTTAGATAAAGTAAAAAGTGTAATTAAAGATACTGCTAAGTATTTGGCAGATGGAGCTAAAAATGTTCCAGAAGAAGAGTATTTAAGAAGGGCGAAGATATGTGATTCATGTGTTCATTTTGTTAGAAAAAAGAACGCTTGTGGTATATGTGGATGTTATATGCACGTTAAAGCAAAATGGAAAATATCAGAATGTCCAAAAGAAAAATGGTAATATGGAAAAAATAAAAAGAATAGGCTTTGGTGCTCAATTTTCAAATGGTTTATTATTTGGCATAAGACACTACGAGCCAGATGATTCTCATAATTATTATGAGATACATTTTTTTATTGGACTATGTGTTCTATTTATAACTATAGAATATTAGATTTTTGACTTAATAGAATTGATCTTCATTTTGATCTCTTGTTTTTGATCATCGTCAGCTCTTCTCCATTTCTTGTGGAGTAAAGATAATTGTGTCAGCTTTAATCTTCTTGCTTTATTTCTAGCATTAGCTTTTCCCATCTTCCTCCATTGAAACAAATATACCATTGGTTATATCAACCTGACCTTTTCCATACTTCTTGTTTAGTTTTTCAACAATCTTTTCCTCACTTCTTAATTTACCTCTGTATTCATTTGTTTTATCATCCTGCAGCTTCATTAAAGAATCCAACCTTGACTCAGCATTTATAATGTCTATTTTTATTCTTCCAAAGTCAAAAGACAACCTTGTTATAGACTCTCTAAGTTCTCTGATTTCTTTTATTTCTTTATCTTCTAATTTAATTTCCTTTGTCATTTTTCTTTAATTTATTGTTAGTTCTTATTTTTTCTATTGATCTTCCTGCGAAGTACGCTGAGTATACGCAAAGCAGTAAAGTTTGATAAATTGGCACATATGCTGGTGATATAGAAAAGCCACCAATATTTCCATCAAACACAGATATAATAACAAATACTGTTGTTAAGAATATCAATGTTATTGGTCTGATATTTGCAGGTAGCCAGCCTGCTTTAGCGTCAGCCTCCCATCTTCTTGTCACCTGCTCTTGAGCATTAGACTCTGCGTTCACCAAGATTTCTTTCATCTTGTTTTTTAAGGTCAGCTTCTCCTCTTTGGTGGTCACCACCTCATCAATTATTCCTGACGCATTTCCAATTAAACTTTTAAAAATTCCCCCTAGCATTATGTTTTGTTTTACGTGTATACTTTTTCTTATTCTTGTATGGTTTAGATCTTAGATCCATTCCATTTTTAACAGCATCCATTTCAGAGTCTCTCCTAACCATTTTGGATATTCTCTTTTTTTCTGCCTCAGATATTTCAATCTTTTCTTTTATCATACCTATACATTGAAGTATTTGCTTTTTACTTCCAGGCATGTAAAGTTCGTAATTTAAGTTGTTTTTTACAAGATATTGCTTAAAAAGTTTCCATTTTAAATTAAATACGTCAGACTTTAGTCCTTTAACTTCTATGATCCATCCCTCTTTGAGGTTAGAGAAGTCAGGTAAGTAGGTTGTGGATCGAATACCACTCAAGGCTTGATCAAATACCAACTTACCCTTCTTCTTTCTTTTCTCTATACTAACCCCATCGTATCTAAACTTCTCCATAAGAACGAATTTCTCCTTCTCGTAATCAAACTCAAGTCCAGCCTTCTTTAGTTCAGTATAGGTAAAGGCTTCTAGTCTGGATCTAAACTCTATCCCATCAATCTTAATTGACTGGACATTTTTAATCCTTCCTTTTTTATTCTTCATATATCAATATAGGTTCTTTTCTTAAATATTTCAAATTATGGTACTCAGAGGATCTTTCATACCAACCTGAATTATTATTGAATTGGTAGAACAAAACCATAAAGTTGTCCTTAAATTCAAGTCTGTTTCCAAATGGAACTGCATATATTTGATACCCAAAATTATCCATCCCCATGTAAACAAGTGGATAACTCTCACCTGTATCACCCTCTTTCTTATATATCCTGAATCCATTTTCTGATACATGTATGTATGTGTCTCCATAATTATGATTTGGTGGACCCACTTGCTCACCATCTAAAAAAACAAAATCATACACTTCATTTGTTATATAAACCCCACTCTCAACTTGTGAAAACCCCTGAAACGACAGGAATATGATCACCAAAAAAATTGCTCTCTTCATAATTAATTAAATTTAGTTAATACTCAATTAGTACACCCAGTAGGACTTGAACCTACAACCTACAGCTTAGAAGGCTGTTGCTCTATCCAGTTGAGCTATGGGTGTATTTAATGTACATCATTGCTCATACCACATTCTTTTCTCCACTTCCAGCCAGTAATTTTAACATCTACATTCTGACTAGATTTTATTTTCTTTTTTATACAAGAAATTAAATAATCGCTTTTATTTAACTCATCTACAGTATCGCCAACAGACGCAGTTGTAAATGTTCCCTTGTTCTTTATCTTAGTGTCTTTCCTAATACCTCTAACCATCCTCCACGTATTCCACTCATACTCTAACTCTATATGCCATATCTGTTTTCTCATACTTTTTTATACACAATTATTGTCTCCACACCACAATCATCATAGGTATGATCACCTCCCCAAATTAATTTTTTACCACAATCTGTACACTTCCAGATCATTTTTTCTTTATTAGTTTTAAATTACACATCATGTCTGTTGTTTCGCCCTCTATTAAATCTACAACCTCCCCCTCTTTATATGGTGATCCAAATTGTTTGACGTTGAAACTTTTTAATACTATATATTTGGCAGTTTTTTTACTCATGACATATATATTTTTTATTTCTTATTTTTCCTATATAGCACAAATCTATTGTTTTAACTTTTGTAAATAGATCTTTTGCCCCAGGTCTACTAGTTAACTCATAAAAATCCCAACCCCTTACCTTATCTATACACTTATCATGTACCATTTCTTGCAAATCCTCTTTCTTAACCTCGATCCAATAATCTATTGTTTCAAAAGCAAACATATCAGCGTCTCCATACAACCAACCCTTTCTCCCTAATACATTTTTAAACTCAACAAAATGTATGTTTTCATTGTTCTTTTTTATAGCCTTAACATCCACCTTTATATCATTTATCATAACATCCCAGTGTTCATTAATATCCTCAGACTCTGTTGGTATAACAACCTCTATTCCTGGGCATTCATTATACATTTTAGCATAAAGTTTTTCAGCAACCTTACCCCTTATCATGTCTTCCCTCTTCTTTTCTTTAGTTTTATATTTCATTCTTTAATTCAATGAATTTAGTTAGCTCCCTTTGGAACCTCAACCCTAATACTCCTGTCCCAATATTTCTACCTTTAGCAAATATAATTTCTGCTAAACCCTCTGTGCTCTCTCCTCTGTCTGTTTCCTTTATTCCATAATACTCTGGTCTATATACTAATACAACCACATCAGCAGCTTGCTCAATTTCGCCTGACTCTCTTAGATCTGCTATTGTTGGTCTACTCTCTGCTCTTTGTCCAACCCCTCTATTAAGCTGGGACAACGCTATAATACTTATGTTAAGCTCTTTGGCTATGTTTTTTAATGCTCTTGCAACCTCAGAAACTTCCTGCTCCCTGCTCCTCCCTTTTTTATCGTTAGATACTAGTTGTAGATAATCAACCATAAATAACTTCACCTTCTTGGTTATAACATATTGTCTTATCCTGTTAAGAAGGTATTTAAGAGAGGAGGAGGAGCACTCATCAACAAATAATGGGGTTTTTTCTATTCTTCCAACACTTTCATGTATTCTTCCAAGCTCAACTTGATCAAGTGTTCCTTTCATTATCCACTTGTTATCTATTCCTGTATCAGAAGATATTAATCTGCTTAACAACTGTTTAGAGCTCATTTCATAAGAAAACAAGCATGTTGGTACACCTCCAATGTATGCAGAATTGTATGCAAAGGCTAAGGCAAGAGAGGTTTTACCCATTGAACTAGCACCCCCAATGATGACTAGATCAGTCTCTTGCCAACCTCCTGTAAATTTATCTAAACCAGAAAACCCTGTTGTTATACCATTGAGTCCCTCGTTATTCATCTTGTACTCTATTTCTTTAAGTAGTCCACCAAGCTGTTCATGAACCTCCACAATTCCATCTTTACTTACATTCCCTATCTTTCCAACTTCCTGCTCCACATACTCAATTATATCAAAAATATCATCGTTATCTTGAAGCATTTTAGCTATCTTGTTATTTAAGCTAAATAGTTGTTCTTTTTTTTGTCTTTCACTTAACATTAGTATGCAAGTCAATGCCTCAGTTTGCATATAGGCTTCTTCGTGCATCATTTTAGCAATATCGTATGTTAAGTTTTCCCCATTCTTTGATATTGTTTCTGACAAACTTATTATATCAATCTTTTTATCACTCTCCAACTCATTAGATATATAGTTGTATATTTTTTTATTTCTAGGATCTTCAAACAGGTTGCTATCCAAAAGAGCATGGTTATTATAATACTCTTGAGGATTATTTATAATCTTACCTATTAAGGTTCTTTCTATTTGTATACTATCTACTGACATTTGTAAAGCTTGGTGCTGTATATGTTGTTTTATTTTCTTCCACTCTGCCTATTACTTCATTTCTCCAGCCCTTTTGATATATCCAGGTTGCTGGATTTTTTCTATATTTCTTATCTGGTGTTGATCTCACATAAGAGTCAACCATCTTTAAAGCTTCTTGCATATCTGCTATGGACAACTTTTTCCACTTCTTTATGCAGTCGTCTCTATTTATTTTCTTATCATATCTATTCCAGAAGTCGTTGAATAGGTCTATTTTTTCTGACAATATCTTTTCACTTGGCTTCACTGACTTACTCTCCATTGTAGCATCCCTAAAAGAGTTAGCTATCCTATCAAACACATTTTTAGCAAAAGCCTCTGATGGATAAACCTCCTCATGTTTTCGTGAAGCAATGTAAAATACTACCTTCTTTTCTTCTAGGTAATACTGGTCTATTTTAGTGCTCTCAATAAAAGAGTCTGTATTTACTTTTATTAACATACAATAAGTTTTAAAAGAGGGGTA